ACGCTTAACGATGTTATCGCACTAATTCCGTTTATTAGCGACAGCAACCCAATATTTACTGGTCTGTACCCCACCACTTCGGCATCGACTTGATCCCATTGCGACCAGTCAATAATGATGGTGTCTGGAAAAGCTAAAGTTCTAGTTGTTGCAACTCCATTAACACTAAAATAAGAAGATGATCCTTGATCATAATACCCGCCAGTCGTGCCCGTAAAACGTTGATGATTTCCAAAAGGATTAGCATCTCTGGACGTGTCTAATATAAACCATGAATTGTTGCGACCTTCTTGTAAAGATCCATCGTCGTTTGTGGTCACGGACTGCGTTACTCCTGTCTTCAGAAGTCTGCCGCCCCCCGAGGCCTGCGCAGCGTCCGGAAGCGTGATATTTAAGCTAGTGCCTGAAATAGCCACATCGTCAGGCGTTACAATTCCACTACCATCAACAATATTAACATTGAAATCTTGAACGCTTGGTATTTGCCCTTCTGTGTTTCCGTTTACACTTGCACTCGCATCTGGTAGAATCAACGTGCCACCACTTTCTACGTTTTGTATGTAACTGCTATCTGAGTTTTTTACTGTTGCCGCCTGACAAGAATCAGACGGTTCGATTGGATCAACAGGAACTTCACAAATCGAAATTCTTTCATTGTGAAACACAACACGCATTGACCATCCAGCCGTATAATCAAGAAGGTAGTTGTTGTAAGGTTGACAAGGATCAGCGCGTTCAATCTCAACGTCTTGCTGACCTTCTTCCAGCCATCTTGTCAAGTCTTGCGAAAGGATTTGTTTCGTATCGCTGACAACATCGTTCGTGTTCTTTCGGTCTTTACGCAACCGATCAAGACAGTATATTTCAACCTCCGTCACTTCGACATTTTCCAACGTGCTTCCATTTGTAGGATTGCAGAATATGACAGGAAAATCAATGTCTTCTGTCGCAAGGTTTGGAAGCTGTTCAACAAATTCCGCATAAAATCGCGGCTTGAATTTGTGACCATCCGCAAACGCTTCAATCACTTTCAATATTTCATTGTAGGAAATCATACGAAAAGAATATCAGAACCAAAATTTGAATCATCTTGCGGTTTTATCACTCCGTCATCATTCTGTTCGTTAATGAATTCAGGAAACAAATCCTTGTTTTTTTCAAGGTATTTTACAACAAATGATTCAAAGAATTCAGCTTTGTTTTCATAGTGCGTTTTCACAAAACCCATTTCAGAAAGTTCAACGCTTTCGGAATAGTCACCGGATTGTTTTTGAAGTCCTTTGTTCTTCAGTTGATATGTAAGTTCAAGAACACAATCAGAAGCGGCACGCCATGAAACCGCCGGTTGAATCTTCTGGACAAGAATCGTTTCATTCGCGTTCAATGTTTGCGCGTTGTATGCGGCAAGCAAATGATCATAAAAATATGTCCCAAGGATAGATTGCATCCATGTCATAGCTGCGGTTGCAATGAACGGTTCAATTTCATTCGCATCAACGTTCTTTGTCAACGCTGTGTTCTGTTTTATGTATGCCTGTGTGACGAAGTATGTTGTTGCCATTATTCTTCAATTTTTGTTTCTTCAACGATTTCTTCACCGAGCAACTTGAATCCTTTGACATTGAAACTTCCTTGAACGCCCGCAATGTGCATCAACTCTTTTCCTATTTCTTCAACCGTTTCACGCTCTGGATATACAACGTTCTTTTCCCATATCGCGTAACTCATTTCTAACTCTTGCGCGTTTCCAAGACTTCCAGCAACCTTGATTCCCATGATTGACGGATTGATCTTGTGCGCAAAACAAATGTTGTCTTGAATACTTTTAGATGTCTGTGTGAATAGATTGTCGTTATTGTTCGTTGATACTTGAACAACTTCCGGCGTGTTATCGAAACCATCACCCGTCAACACTCCGACACGACCAGCATTCTCCGCACCGCTTTTGCCCTGAACGCCATCAATGAAAGATTGAATTTCTTCTTTTGTGCTGAATCGCTTCGGTCTGCGAATGTAGACAGACGGGAAGACGCTGTTCTGAATGTTTGACTTGTGCAAGTAAGACTGTTCACCATCAAGGAAGCACCAGTTTAACGCGCTTGAATAGGCTGGTAGTGGATAATGATCTTGCGCCGGACTTTGATCTTGTTTAGTGTACAAAACGCACCCCATGTTGCCGGCTGGATTATACGCCGGAATAGTTCTTCGCCCTCGGTTGTTGCTCCAATCTTCACAGAATTCAAACATCCCATCAAATCGGTATCGTATTTGTGTAGGATCAACGCGTTCGGCCTTTAAGAATTTCCCCGAATCGCTGTAATACAAAAACATGTGGCATCTTCGGTGCATATAGTAGTCACGATCCAATAAGTTGAACACTTTTTTCCCGCCGATTTTTGTAAAGAAAACACGCGCATCAACTTCGGACATCGCTGATTGAACTTTTGGAACAATCTCAACGCCACCACCCATCACTGCATTCACAGTGAAGTCAATGATTGATGAATGCAATGCGCTTGTATAGTACATTTGTGCCATCATCTGAGGAAAAAGATTGTCTTGGCCAAAATATATCACGCCCGTTTTCGTGACGTTCGATTGTATGTAAGGAAGCGAAAGATTCCCTTTCCCAATCTTCAAAAATGGCGTATTGTAGGATTGTGGTTCAGTTCTTACAACGTCCGACTTTTGACGGCTCAACTCAATTCCAAATATTTTCATAGATATACATTATCTTCAAGGTCTTCGGTACTATCAACAACGAAAATTCCGTATTCAACAACTCCAATCACGTCACCAATTGACGGGTCTTCAATATCGCTATCATAGGCGGTGTAATAATACTCACCTTTCGCAAGTGGAGAAGTGATACTGAATAGATTATATCTGTCTTTTGATGAGCTGATTTCTGTTGGTGTAATGGTTGAAACAATTTCATCCTGTGTGTTCTGAACTTGTATCAAATAGAAAGGATTCGCAACGGTTGACTTTTCTTTGAATGTCACCGCGATTTCTGTTGCTGTATTTTTGACAACCTTGATCATGTCTGTATAGGTCAAAACGGTTGAAATGTTATTAAACAAGAAAGCCGACAACAAACGTCATCGGCTTTCTTTGTAAAAGGTAGGTTGATTATGAAACCGCTTGCGCCGCTGTCACAAGTGAAGCTGGGATTTCTTTTGCAAGTTTGTCATCTTCTCCGTAGAAAATAACCTCGTATCGACTCCCGTCTTCACGTTGTCTTCCAGAGCCGCCCCCGTTCGTCAATAGCTGAACATAGGGGAAATACCAGTATATGTTGTTTAAGTCTTTCGCAATCACATAAAGATAGCGTTGACCGTCACCCATAATCTTCAATGAACGTGATTTGTCAGCCTCTCGACGTGGCAATGTCGCGTTTACATTGCGTGTTACTTTTGCGCTTCCGTTGTCAAGGTCTTGCGCTTCTTCTTCAGTGTAGTCAGAATGACGGCGTTTCACGTTGATTGATATTGGTGCAGTGTCTACCGTAAAGGTAGTCAATTCCCAAGTTGATTCATCTTCAACAACGCTTGCCACGTCTTCCATATCACCAACAAGAATCTCATCAATGCCGCCTGTGTTGCGCGTACATCCAATCACGATTTCCTCCAGTGCTGTGCAATTTTGTGCCATGTGTTAAAATTTTAATGTTATATAATAGGGCGCAACGTTTGTCACGCCCTTTCAATTTTCAGTTCTTATGAATTACAGTCTAATCCGTAAGTCACCCACTCGTTTTCGCCCGGTCCATTTGAATCGTTCAAGAAGTCGAAACCAACCTTGAAGTCAGAACGAACACGAATGTTCTTTTCACCTGTTGTTTTTGACAAGTCAATAACGTTCAAGTCTTCTGGATCAGAAACCAAATCCGCAAGGAAAACATAGTTGTTTCTTAGTGAAAGCGTCATCACATCATCAGACATTCCCTCGCCAACTTTCAACTCATATCCAAGGAAGTTCAATGACGCTTCTTGCGCTGTGTAAACTTCAGCCGATTGCAACGCAACCGCTAAACGGTAAGAATCCGCAATGTTTCGTGAAACGAACCAACAAACTTGATCTTTTGCTTGTGATTTCACTTTTGCTGGACGTGCGTTGTAAACTTTTGTAAGTTCGGCAATTACGTTTGTCGAATCAATTGCAGATCCAGAAACGCGTTGCGCCAGTGGAATAGTTGCACCGCAAAGTTGTTTTTCCAATCCGTCACACAATGCGATGAACGTTGAAGGATCAGCCGCGTCAAAAGTCACATCGGTGTCACCTTGCCACGTTAAGACTTCCAAATAGTCAGAAACGTTTCTTGAAAGTTCGCTGAACATGTATGAAGCGAATTCAGCCGGAAGCCAATCACCATTTGAACCCGCATTCATCCAATCCGCAAGGAAAGAAGTTTCAAGTTCATACATACACAAATCAGTTCCGATTTGGATTTTGCAAATATCCATTTCCTTCGCGTCAAGTGTACTGTCACCGCCTTGGTAAGTACAATCAGCCGGAAACAACAAAGTTCCAAAAGACAAGTCACCGATCTTTGTCTTCTCTTTGATGTTTAGGATTTGACGAAATTCCGAAGATGATCTATTTTCAAG